GTAAACAATGTATTGTTCTCAAAGAGGAAGAACTGCATCGTCTTCTTAGTAATCTTCTCAAGATATAAGAATGTACGGCGAACGTTAATACGATCAAATGCACTTGGCTTCCTTAGCAATGTCTTCTGTCCAAAGAATACATTACCTTGATCAGCAAAGTTAGCAATTGGGTTGAGGTTAGCTGTGTAAAGATCATCCCGTTGACGTTGGTTAGGTGTAACAGCGATGTCAGAAGCATCAGTAATAACACCTCTATTGAAGCCAGCAGGTGCACCCCATGGTCCAACAGCAGCATCAGTAGAAGCCATCTTAGCAGCGGCAAATCCAGATGATGGAACCCAAGCATTCAAGCCTGAATAGCTATCAGGAACACTCATCCAGTTAGCAAATACAGTAGCATAAGACGTGTTAGCTAATTCAAACTGATGTCTAATTGCCCAGTAGATGTCTGTATAGAAGTTCTTTGTAACGTCTTTCTGAACTTTACTATTTTTACCAGTAACAACCAATTGACGAATTGGATCAGCAATGAATAAAATATCACCACGGCCGCCATCCTTAATTGGTCCTGCAAATGTAGCAAACTTATTAAACACATTCATATAAGCTGTTCGAGCAGTTGAACCAGAGCCACCTAAATCAGTAGATGTTCGTAAGGCTTCAATTCTATTAGTAGTTTTCGTATCATCAAAGTTGGCACCAGTAAGGACACCTCCATTATTTGCAGTCTGCATGTAAGTGTAAATTGTACCAAGACCAGCTTCAGCAATTATACTAATATCAAACTTACGGTCGTTACGAACACGATCTAGAGCACGATCAAGCTTACCTGGAATATCTCCAAGCGACTTTGATGCAAGATCAACATCACCATAACTACCTAAAGGTAAAAGAGCATCAGCATATTGAATGTTACTATAAGCTGCTGCAGATAAAGTAGCAGTAATAAAGTCTGCCGGCAACCCAGCCCATGTAAGAGCAGAAGCGGAAAGCTCTGAGCCTGATAGGGCATCAGAAAATGCTTGGCCAAGAACTCGAACTTTATGTTTTGGTTCACCATTATCTTTAAGTTGTACTCCTTTAAGAGCATTAGATACATTTGGATTAACAAGAATGTCAATGTTACGAGACCCGTCTTCAACATTCTCAAGAGAGAAGTTAATAGGTGCACCACCATTTTCAGAATTGCGCTGACGAAAAGCTCCAATTGAACCATTATAGCCTTCTTCAAACAGATAGTCGAGATTATTAGCGTCCTTAGAGAAAACAGACTGACGTAATTTAAATATACCAATATTTAAAGTATCATCAAACTCACGACCTCCGATATTGTATCCAACGATACGATCTTCCATAACCTGCGAAATAGAATTAGTAGCTGGGTTAGAACCACCTTCAGGGGTAGCTGTAAGCTGGAATTCAAGACGTGATGTCGGAACAGTGATATATGAAGATGATCCAGCGTCTCCTGGCGCTTTCGCAACAGTCAATACATTACGGACAGAATCAAATGCGCTGGCTGGGTTAAGAAGGGTATTGTCTTTGAGACCTACATAGTATCCATTGAAAAGATTATCAATAGTAGTTTGACCTTTATTCAAAACAATTAAGGCAGCAGCGGAAAGACTTGCAAGTGAATCAAAAGAGTAATCACCATTACGTCCTGTTGGATCATTTCCCCAATCAAAAAGCTCTCCATTTTTAAGTTTAATATATTCAGCCTGTGTTACTTCATATTGGGTTGGTTTACCTAATACATAAGTACCACTATTAACACTAAATGTAGTGGAGACGGCCGGCCGCCCCATTGTATTCAATGCTGTATCAAATACAACAGCCGGGTAAGCAAGAACACTTACTTTAGAGCCAAATCCTTGGCCGCTATTCTCGCCATATGGAAGGCGGTTAACGAGCAAAGAGCCGGTTGAGTTTAAAGCAGCGCGCGCAGAGTGATAAAAATATCTTTCTGCTGGAGTCTTTGGAGTACCGTAGATCTGTTCGAACTCAGAAATATTTCCAAGTCCAATAACTTCGTCGGTAGGTCCTTCGGAAGCGAATCCAGCAATATATGTTGTAGTGCCTGTCTGAGCTGTGCGAAGTGATAGATCACTCTCACGAATCTCGACACCTGGAGATTGAATTGTCCTATTAGCCATAACATTATTTATGCTTTTTTGGACAAAAATCTGTAAATATTTTACCTTAGTAGCTAATAAGTTTTGTATGTATTTGAGAATACACAAACGTCATAGAAGATGTGATTTCCTCCGCTGTTCTGTAATTATAATTAATACTACCTATTGTAACCGGGAAAGCTTTTGTGTATGTAAATTGAATACGCTCGTTATTAAACTCATCAAGACCATACAAAGTCATATCTGTTTGATAATTTTTAAAGTCCTCATCTGAAACTAAATCAGATGCATCATATAACCCTTCTTTCTCATCATGCATCAAGTCAAGCCATTTATATAATACCCAATAATTGTTAAATCCATTATCAATAGTAAAGTCAACCGTTACTGGTGGGTATGGCTCCCTCGCATGTGTTGAGTTATATAGGTTAGATCCTCCATATCTAATTTGTAAAGCGGGTACATCTAGTTCTGGTACAACAGCACCATAAACAGAAAACTGAAATGCATCTTCATTAACGTTATAAGTCTGCCTATCAGTTTTTGAATCTATTTTACGCAAAGCTGGTGGTAAGGAAAAGACAAGCTTAAACTTATCTGTTCTGCTTTTATTAAGAAAGGATTGGTCGTTTTGATTTACAGCCATACTCTTATTTAATCTATAGTTGCGTGAACCCTTGATCTATTAGATCATAATAATCATCACCCATATCATTATCATCACTATTTGTCATACCCCAATAAACAGGATTAAGGTCTGGACTGCCACCAGTTACTTCATTATCAGTATATATCGATGTTGGATCTTCAAATAACGATATGCCAAAATCTAAAGGCTCAATAGTCTTTGGTCGACCAGTATCATCCTTCTCTATAATCTCAAAATATTGCTCACATATCTCATTATCTAAAACATAATATCCATACATTAATGCCATTACTAAATCATCATGACAGCCGTGTCTAGCCTTCCAAGTACCATTTGGGTATCGAACAAAGTTACGAAGCTCTTCTAACGTCTCAGCATCTCTCATTACTATTGATTTGAGATCATTCATCCAATAGCGCATATTAATAATACCTCTATGCTTTGTATTAGTATGAGCAATCATACCTTGCATACGCTTTTTCCTGTGAGCGGCTTTATTACCATAGGATACTAATTTAGGGTAGCCCATATCATGAGCCAATCGATCCACTACTTGCGCGCCGCAGTTATTACGTTCTACTAACGCTAGCGGTGATCCATAGTTGCGTAGTATCTTATAGACTTTGTTACTAAACTCCATTGGAGATATTTTATTGTTACGATAAACTGCTACTTGTCTTACTTCAGCTGGATCAGTAACGTCGAGCATTTGAATAATAGAGCTATCCTTACCCACACCTTCCGCAGTATCAACACCAGCAGCATATATTCTACCCTCTTGAGCTTCCTCCCATACTTTATAGCACCCATCATCTAATGTAACTGCTGGGTCACATATTTGACGCTCCATCATTTCATATAAAGCATCATCGATAGAAGCTTCACCAGAGTTAATCCATTCGCAACAGAATTCTTGACGCCATGCTTCTGCTGATCCAATCGTTAACTTTGTACTGTTAGCCCATTTCTCATCACGACCTGGTACTTCATTCCACAATATCTTTCCATATGCCCACCCATTCTCTCCTGTCTCAGCACCATTATATAATCTATAGAAAAGGTTCTGAGTACCATTGGCAGTTGAACATACAAAGGCCTTAGATTTCTTAGATGAAGAAATAATTGGAAAGACAGATTTCCAAAACTCATCAACCAGGTGAGGTTCAATGAAGGCCATCTCGTCAATTACTAAACAATTTACAGACTGACCTCGAGCAGCTGTACCTGTAGTAGTTGTAATACCAATACGAGAACCATTTTCTAGAGTCATAGACGTCTTCGCATATTCTTTAACTGGTGACTTGAGCCAATTGGGAAGCTCTTCATAGGCCATTCTAACTCGCGAAAAGATTTCAATA